CCCATGACTTATCCAGAAAACACCCCAAACGTGAATGACATGCTCAATATGCCGACCGGCGATCTGGCGCAGATGCCGGTGGAACTGCTCGCCAGCCTGCAGGCCGAACTGGCCAATGCCGCCAAGCAGCTGAAATCCGCCACCGCGCGGTTCAGCACTGCGCTCGACGTGCGATACGCCACCCGCGCCGCTGAGGCGCGCCGGGCCTGCGGCAAGGATACCGGCACCGTTCGCCTCGCGGATGGCGATTACACCGTCGTGGCCGATCTGCCCAAACGTGTTGATTGGGACCAGGAGAAGCTGGCGCAGATTGCAACCAACATCGCCGATAGCGGCGAAGACCCGGCCGAGTTCATCGACACCAAGCTGGCCGTCTCGGAGCGCAAATACGGAGCGCTTCCTGAGGCTTGGCGCAAGGGGTTCGAGCCCGCCCGTACGGTAAAGACCGGTGCGCTGAAGGTCACGCTTGAGCCGAATGAGGCCGCGCAATGACAGCGCTCAGCCCCATTCCACAGACGATCGAGGGTCTTCCCGGCCTGATTGATCACGCAGCAACAATGCTGGCAGGAGCCAAGACGGCAGCGGAAGTGCTCGAGGCCCGCGAGGCTGCCGGTCTTGTTTATGACACCGCGAAACGGGTCGCACGCCTGAGCCGGGCCAAAGCCGCGCATGACGATCTGGTTGCGGCGGCGCATCGCGCGCAGGCCCATGCACTGGAGATCGAGGCTGCCGCCAAGCACCGGCTGGCTGATGAATATGACGGTGCACAGGCAGATGGTGACGTTGGACGCCAAGGTGCCAGGACTGACCTCGTTCGCGATGTGAACGAAGTTGTGCCAAGTGCCGCCGGCCTTGGATTGAACCGACGCGAGATCCACGAAGCACGTCTGCTCCGAGATGCCGAAGCCGCTAATCCCGGCATCATCCGTCGCACCCTCGACGAAAAGCTTGAGCGCGGCGAAGAACCGAACCGGGCAGCGCTGCGCAAGATGGTGGTCGATGCCGCCGTGCGAGGCATGCGCCCTCAGCGCAAACCCAGTCGTCGGAACCCGCTTTATGTCCCGCCGACGCCACAACAGGCCGCCTGGCAGCATGTCACCGGCACGTTCCGCGCCTTCGCTGAATGGGCCTCGGACGACAATCTCGAGTTGGCTCGGGACGGTTTGCACGAGGCCAGCGACAGCCAGTTTCACCATCTCGACGCCGCCGCCATCGCTGCGGGGGCGAAAGCTTTCACCAAAATCAAGGAGTGGTTCGATGCTTGACAGTCAGTCAGCGGCCTTTGGCGAACGTGTCTGGGAGGTGGCATCCCAGCTTGGCAACAATGCCCCAAAAATAGCCGACGATATCATGGGCGCGGCGTTCCCGTTGACCTGTTCGCAGGCACGGGCGGAAGGCGCGATGCGCATGCTGCGCACCGGGATCATTTCCGAAGTGAAACGGATCCTGCGAAACCGTCATGACGTTTTGAACCAGACGGATTTCGCCGACCGATGCGACGCGTTTGCGCCGCTTGTCAGTGACCTGCGCTCGAAATCCTACTTCGTTGAAAGCGCCGAGGAATATGTCGCGGTCCCGGACCTTATCGAAGACCCGGAGCTGCTGAACGATGCTCGACGCTTCATGCGGCGTAAGGGTCGTGAATGCCTCGCCGAGGCCGACCGGCTCGATGTGCTTTACATTGCCGTGACTGGTGATGCGAGTGCCGCTGATATGAACGGCGAGGTGCTGTCATGACCGGCGCGCTTCCCATTATCACCGCCGACCAGCGCATGGCTGAGCCGCGCGGTATCAAAGGCGTCATCTTCGGGCCCTCGGGCATCGGCAAAACCAGTCTGCTTTGGACGCTGTTGAACTCGACCACGCTGTTTTTTGACCTCGAGGCCGGAGATCTCGCGATCGAGGGGCTGGCCATCGACGCCATCCGCCCGCGGACCTGGACGGAATGCCGGGATTTTGCGGTGTTCATCGGCGGACCCAACCCGGCACTGCGCGCGGACCAGCCCTACAGTCAGGCGCACTTTGAGGCGGTCTGCGCCAAATACGGCGACCCGGCGATGCTGGCCAAATACGACACGGTGTTCATCGACTCGATAACCGTGGCAGGGCGGCTCTGCTTTGGCTGGTGCAAGGGTCAGCCCGAGGCGCTGTCCGAGAAGACCGGCAAGCCGGATGTGCGCGGTGCCTACGGCCTGCACGGGCGCGAGATGATCGCGTGGCTCACGCATCTTCAGCACACTCGCGGCAAAAACATCTGGTTTGTCGGCATCCTCGATCAGAAGCTTGATGACTTCAATCGCAAGGTGTTCTCGCCGCAGATCGACGGCTCCAAGACCGGGTTGGAGCTGCCCGGGATCGTCGATCAGGTCATCACCATGACCGATATTGCAGGCGAGGATGGAGCGCCTCAGCGCGGGTTTGTCTGTCACACGCTCAATCCTTGGGGTTTCCCGGCCAAGGATCGGTCCGGGCGTCTCGACATGGTCGAACCGCCGCATCTTGGAAGGCTGATGGACAAGGTCCGGGGCCCGCTCATCCCCGCAGACCGTCGCCTGACCTTTGAGGCCCCGCAGCTGCCGACACCGCCAGCGGCGCAGGCCACCACCCCCTCCAACGACACCCCCAACTGAAAGGACTTCACCCATGTCTCTCTGGAACGATTTCAACGACGCCCAATCAAACAGCACTGTCATCCCCAAGGGCACGCTGGCCAAGGTGCGCCTGACGCTGCGCCCCGGCGGGTTTGACGACCCCAGCCAGGGCTGGACCGGCGGTTATGCCAAACGGGGCAGCACAGGATCTGTCTATCTTGATGCCGAATACACGGTGCTCGAAGGGCCCTATGCCAAGCGCAAGATCTGGTCCCTGATCGGGCTCTACAGCCCCAACGGTCCGAACTGGGCCAATATGGGCCGCAGCCTTGTGCGGGGCATCCTCAATTCGTCGCGTGGCATCTCGGACAAGGACAACTCTCCCGAGGCGCAGGCCCGGCGCCGCATCAACGGGTTTGCTGACCTTGATGGTCTGGAATTTATCGTCCGGATCGACGTGGGACAGGACACCAACGGCGAGGACAAGAACGAGATCAAGAGCGCGGTTATGCCCGATCATCGCGATTACCCGCAGGTGATGGGCCATGTCGCGGCACCTGGCATGGCACCTCAGATGCAGCCCCCCGCATCCGGGGCACAGTATCAGGCACCGGTCGCTCCCTCGGCACCTGCACATGGGTATCAGGCACCGGCCACATCTGCGCCTGCGCAGGGTTATCCCGCCCCGCAGTCGCAGCCACAATCGCAGCAGACGCCCGCGCAGCAATCGCCCGCCGCACCAGGCTTCTCGGGCCGTCCGAGCTGGGCTGAGTGAGGGGCCAGAGCCATGCGATTACGTCCTCGCCAGAAACTCTTCGTCGAGCGCAGCCTGTCTGCGCTCGACACCCGCGACAACACGCTGAGCGTGGCCAGCACTGGATTTGGTAAAACTCTGGCTTTGTCTGCCGTTGTCGGGCAACGGATCGGTAATAGCACCGCCAAGGTCTGCGTGCTGGCGCATCGTGATGAGTTGACCGCGCAGAACCGCGAGAAGTTCGGCCGGGTCAATCCCGCCATCACCACCTCGGTGGTGGATGCCACCAGCAAATCCTGGGGCGGCCAAGTCACCTTTGCCATGGTGCCGACGCTCACGCGCGAGCGCAATCTGGCCGCAATGCCGAAGCTCGACCTGCTGGTGATTGATGAGGCCCATCACGCCGTGGCCGACAGTTATCGCCGCATCATCGACCATGTGCGCGACGCCAACCCCGACGCCCGGATATTCGGCGTCACGGCCACGCCAAACCGCGGCGACAAGAAGGGGCTGCGCGCGGTCTTTGACAACGTCGCTGATCAGGTCCGTCTGGGCGAGTTGATCGCATCGGGTCACCTCGTGCCGCCGCGCACCTTTGTCATTGATGTGGGTGTGCAGGACAAGCTCAGGGCGGTGCGCAAGACCGTGTCGGACTTTGACATGTCTGAGGTGGCCGAAATCATGGACCATGCGCCGATCACCGAGGAGGTGATCCGCCATTGGCAGGAAAAGGCCGCTGATCGGCCCACGGTGGTGTTCTGCTCGACCGTGGCCCATGCCGCCCATGTCGCCGAGGCCTTCAATGCCGCGGGAATTCCGACCGGTCTGATCCATGGCGATCTGCCCAGCGAGGAACGCCGCAACATCCTGGCTGCCTTCGCCAAGGGCGAAATCCGTGTCATCACCAACGTGGCCGTACTCACTGAGGGTTTTGATCACCCGCCCATCTCCTGCGTCGTGCTGCTGCGGCCCAGTTCCTACAAATCAACAATGATCCAGATGGTCGGGCGCGGGTTGCGCACGGTGGATCCCGCCGAGCACCCGGGTGTGGTGAAAACTGACTGCGTGGTGCTGGATTTTGGCACGTCCAGCCTGACCCATGGGACGCTGGAGCAGGATGTTGACCTTGAGGGCAAGACCACCAACGGTGAGGCGCCCTCGAAAACCTGCCCGGCGTGCGAAGCCGATATTCCGCTGGCCTCGCGCGAATGCCCGATTTGCGGCGAGCTCTTGGTCGAGGATGAGGGTGAAACCCGTGATGGAGGCCTTGGCGGAGCGCTCTCCGGCTTCGTGATGACGGAAATCGATCTGCTGAAACGCTCCAGTTTTGAGTGGGTTGACCTCTTCGACACCGAGGATGCGCTGCTGGCGACGGGGTTTTCAGCCTGGGGCGGGATCTTCTGGTTGGACGGCCTCTGGTACGGCATCGGCGGTGCACGCGGTGTGCAGCCGCAGCTGCTGGGGATCGGTGAACGCAGCGTCTGTCTCGCGCAGGCTGATGACTGGCTGAACGACCATGAGACTGACGAAAGCGCCTTCAAGACGCGCGCCTGGCTGAACCAGCCCGCCACGGAAAAGCAGCTGCAATATCTCTCACCTGCGGCGCGCAGCGATTTTGGCCTGACCCGCTACAAGGCCTCGGCGTTGATGACCTTCGGGTTCAACAAGCGCGCCATTCGCGGGTTGATCACCAGCGCGGCCCCAACTGCGCGGGAGGCCGCATGAGCCATGTCGCGCAAATCGCATCCCCGCCCACAGAGGCTGCGGATCGCCCGGGCTTTGATCGCCTCTGGCACCCACGTTTCATGCCATGTGCCGTCTGCCTACGCCCCGCGCAGGGCCTCGGCTTCTTTAACCCCGATAAACCGCGCCCGCGTGAATACCGCTGGTTCTGCTCGATGCTCTGCCAGGGGTTCTTCGCCATGCGCCACAGAAAAGGACTGACCATGCAGGGAACGACCGACGAAGAACGCCTCGCCATCGCGCTGGTGATGAAGCGGCTGGGTCAGACGATGGACCAGATCGGCTGGGACAAACGGCTGCGCGATCTCACCGAAACCGATGTCACAGCCCTGATCGAGGAAGCGCTGGAAGGCTATGGCGCCGAGATGTCGCGCATCGCGAAGTCTCAGGAGGTGCCCTTCTGATGCTGGATTACAATCACAAAGCCAGCTTCGCCGAGCGCGTCAACGAGACCATTGATGCGGCCCTGACCGCTGAGAACGCGGCAAGGACACCCCGTGATT